CCGACGATGTGCTTGGTGGTATTGTATTTTCTGGATATGATGGCACGGAGGGTTCTGGTGGAGCGTACATAAATGGTGCTACTATATTTGCAAGACTTGATGGAACTGCTGGAACAGAGGATATGCCAACAAAATTAGAGTTTGCTACAACTCCAGATGGTACTAATTCTTCTGTTATTAGACAAACAATATATAATGATGGAATATTTGAATACAATGGTCTTAAAGAAGCGAAATCAAGCGAAACTGTAGCAGATGATGGAACAATAGTTTTACCTACGGCAGTAGCAGGAATGTTAGAAGTTTGGGTTGATGCAGAATATATGAAAGTAAATGTTCTGGCTGACGGTACGATTACTTCAATCTATGGTTCAGCTAATACAGCTACAGCCGATACAGACGCAAATCTATGTATATATGATGGTGGAACTGGAGCAGTAATTAAGAATAGATTAGGTGCTAGTAAAGTAACAAGATACATATTTAACTATTCAGCTAACTAAAATTATATGAATAAAACATAAACAATGGAGCGTGGTCAATATATAAAATAGGATAATAATTAACAACTCAGCTATGACAGATAATAAAACAGGAGAACCGATTACTCGTAAAAAGCTCACAGATGAAGTTAAGTTTATTTGTTATCTTGGCGTTTTATTAGTGGGTATTGTTAGTAGTTACTTTATGCAAACACAAAAGATAGCCCTAATAGAGCGAGACATTTCGTATATTAAGACAAATCACTTAACGCATATTGAAGCTAACATAACTGATCTTCAAGGCGATGTGTCAGATATAGACAAAAACTTAGCTGTTATAGCAACAATCCTAGAAGGCTTAGAATTCTCTAATTTATAAACATGAAGATAACAAGAAGAAAAATAGGAGTACGACCTAAACGAAAGGGGACAATGAAATCTAAAAAGGTAACGGTGAAACGTAAGACTCCTAAAAAAACTATTAAATATAAACGAACTTATAAAGCATGAAAAAAACACTTAAAACTATTTCAAAAAAGCAAGACAAAAAGGTAGTAACATTTACTACTTTTACAGCCTTAAAAAAGCATATCATAGATCAAAATTCACAGTACAATTTTGGTAAAGCTAAATGGAATATACTTCAGTAACCTAATATAATATGAATGAACGTCCGAATATAGAATCGGTACTCAACGATGTTGTAACAGTCAGTCCTCCTTATCTAGGGAATCCTATCGTTACTTACCTTACAGACAAAGTAGACGCACTAGGCGTAACCCTAACAGTCAAAGGAAATGATGGATTCTCTAATAATGACTATCTTATTCTTGAAGAAGTAGGCAATAAGAAAGCAGAGATAGTTAAAATAGGTTCAGCTCCAAGCTTAGGAACTTCCTTAACAGTAGGCGCAGCCGTATATGCTCATGGTATAGGTACTAAAGTAACTTTGATTCGTTATAACCAAGTAAGAATCTACGGCTCAAGTACAGCAACAGATACCGCCCCTTCAGATTATACAGGAGATTTGGAAGACTTAGATGTGCAGAACGGTAAGAATATAATAAAAGTACCTACAGCCGATATAGAAGACTACTATTATGCACGTTATTATCACGAACAAGGTACAGCTTATTCAAGTTATTCTGATTCAGTAGCGGCTACAGGTCTAACTCCAAACTCAAGAGGAGAGATTAAAAAAGAATTTCTATCAATGTACAACGAAGGAGACGAGGGCAAGCCTGATGAATTGATTACTGATGATTGGCTAAATAGATCAATAAACAGATGGCAAAGAGAACTTTCTAAACGTAGAAGATACTGGAACGTATTAAAAGATACAGTAATAAACGACCTAACAGAAGATACACAAGGCTATGATCTACCTACAGATATGCAGGAATACAGCAACGATTCAATTATCTCAGCTAAAGTAAGGGCAGAAATTGACATGACCCCTATAGATCAAACAGTATTCTCTAATAAGACTTATAGCTACATAGGCTCAACAGTTAGTACAGCAGCAGCAGTAGCAGACACTACTCTTGTTTTAAGCGACTCTAGCGACTTTACACAACTAAAAGGTACAAGTTACTGTAAAGGAGTTAAAATCGGTTATACATTGAATACAGAGTCCACAGCTACATTGTCAGGAATAACAGCTTGTACAGCTATAACAGCATTTGCTGATGCTGGAAGTGGCTCAACTACTGTAACGGCTTCAGGACATGGATATAGTAATGGAGATACGGCTTATATTGGGTCTACTAGGAATTACGATGGTAAGTATACGGTATCAGGTGTGGCAGGAACGGCCTTTAATATTGTGAAAACATTTGTAGCCGATGATGCGACAGGTGCGACTTCAACCGTAGACACCTCAATTACTGAAGCTTTGAGTGTAGGTGATGAAGTTTGGCAAGAATATACAAGTGGACAGCCTGTAAATTTCATTGTTGATCCAGAGAGTAAACAAATTAAACTCAATCCTATCCCTGATAGTACATGGGATTTAAAGAATATGATTATTGAGTATTGGAGAAAGTTTGTTGATTTAAGCGATGATGCTGATGAAACCTTATTCACTAATCCAGAGAATTGTTATCTTTACTTAAATTATCAAGTAGCTATTCGTAGAAAACTAGATCAGCAAGAGATCTTGACTCGTAAAGCTTTATGGGACGCTGACTTAGAGGAGTTAGTTAGTGAAGATCCAGATTTTAAAGAAATTCGTATTGAACCTAATAATTTATATCGTAGAACCCGTTAATTATGGCACAATCATTCTTACATTTCAGCGACCTAATGCAGACTAAAACGTCATCCTTTTTACGTAGACCCTCACAGTTAATCAGGGGTATAAATGTAAACGGTGATGAGATAGGCTCTTTACAGAAACGATTAGGATATACTCAATTTGGAGCTACTTTAACCTCAGGAAAGGACATTACAGGTTTACATAGTTATCCTTATAAGGCAGGAGGAACACAACACTTGTTTGCTTATGTGAATGGAGTATTAAAATACTATAATGGGTCTTGGGCTGATTCTCAAGGGAGTCTTACAACTGATATAAATGCTGAATTCAGAGTACACCTAGATCAATTATTTATGGTAGGAGCTAATTCTAGTAATACATTTCTAACTACTGCGGTGATTACCGATACTACTTATGCGACTGATGGGAACGTAACTAATGCCCCTAATGGTAAATTTGTAGAGATATATAATGATCAGGTATTTATTGCTAACGCAGAAGTAGGAGGGGTTAGGTATCCGTCTAACTTCTATCGTTCAAGTGTGCCAACAATAGCAGGAGTGATTACATGGGATACTACTATTGACTATGAACAGGTTTATACTAATAACGGTGAAGAGATCACGAGTCTACATAATAATCAAGGTTTAAATAAGCTTTTAATATTTAAGAGATCATCCATCCACTCATGGGATACTTATAGAATAAACGATATATGGAACGTAGGCACAACAGCTCATAGATCAGTTCAGACTATTGAGGGAGTTACTTTCTTTTATAATAGTGACCGTAAAAAGATATACGCCTATAATGGCGAAACGGTTAAAAGTATATCACGGCCAATAGATAATTGGATAAAGGGTATACAAAATCCTAGTGATGTATTCGGAGGAGGACATGAAGAGTTTTATAAACTTTATGTAGGAGATATAGTGGTTGAGGGAATTACTTATACAAATTGTGAGATAAGATACTCTGAACCTGACAATACATTTGTTATCTATTCATACTACGATAACTTCACTTCTTACGCTACACACTCTGTATCAGACGTTAGTAGGTTATATGCAGGCGCAGACGATGGAGAGGTTCATCAATTAGCCATAGATGGTGATGAGGTTTATTCGGATGACGACCATGATATAGGAGCACAGTTCTTATTTGAAACAGATTTTGGAGTACCTACTGAACGTAAATTTAGTGATAAGATACTTATATACAGTACACAAGCACAAAACCTAACAGGTAGAATAAGGGGTAGGGGAAAAGATTGGAGTTCTCAGTTCTCAGTTGATAAAGACGAACAAGAGAAAAACATAAACCCTAAAGACTCAAGGTTTGTACAATTTCATTTTAGCGAAAGTTCAATGAATGCCCCATTTAAGTTTGAGGGGATCTCATTAACTCCGAAACTAACTACTAAGAAATATAGTTAAAGCAAAATATGCAAATAGACTACCTAGAATTAGGATATGACAGCCATTTACAAAGATCAATCTTTGATACTGTTGGCGAATTTGAGTCTAACGCGCTTACTCAGAATGGTGTAAGTTCAATGTTTCCTGCTGGTAGCATACCTTATTCTAGTACAGCATTAGCAGAATTAGTCCCTAATGAAGATATACAAACACAAGACTTTGTAACAGGCGTAAGCGGTTGGCAAATACAAGGCGAGGGTACGGCTGAATTTAACGATGTTACTATAAGGGGAACAATATACGCTACTCTAGGAGAGATAGGAGGATGGAGTATTGACGCAACAAGGATATATTCAACTAATATAGATATTGATAGCGACAATGAATGGATCAAGAGTACGAATTATGTAACAGGAGTTTCTGGGTTTTCAATAAGTGCTGATCTAGTTGAGGCAGAAAATATAATTGCAAGAGGAATTCTTAAGGGGACTACATTCCAATATGATGTAGTTTCTGCGGTAGGCGGACAACTTTTAGTGAGCAATGCAGATGTATTAGATAGCGATATGACAGCTCTTGATGCTTCAACATTGACTACTAAGGCTACGACTACTTGGGCTGTAAATGATATGCTTTTAATTCAAGCCATTACGGCTTCAGGAATAGAGGTTGAATATTTGAGAATAACTAACATAGCATCAGCCCCTACATATACCGTTACAAGAGACCTAAAAGGTGATTATACTTCAAATGTTAATCCTATCTGGCAAGCAGGAACAACAATTTCAAAGATAGGGGAAAGTGACGGAGCAGCAACTTATGCAGGAGGATGGCTACGATTATATGGAGAAGGAACGAACAGTCCTTATTATTCAGTCTTTTCCCGAACAGGCGTAGCTTATAACGCTTACTCAGAAAGAGTTAGGCTAGGAAACCTAAATGGTATAGGAGGACAGTCCTCTGATACATACGGGATATTCATGGGTGATTTTTCAACAGGACAATATGCTATGTATGATGATGTGAGTGGGGACTTTGTTGTTAATGGATCAAGTCTTTTGAACGAAGACATCTTTGGTGACGGATCAGATGGCGATGTAACGATAAGTGCAAACACTACACTTGCTGGAGATATGTATTATGATAATCTAACTGTAGATAGTGGGAAAATTTTAGACATTGGCGGGTATAGGATTTTCGTAAAAGGAATACTAACTAATAATGGAACTATCCAAAGAGATGGAAATGATGGAGGAGATGCAACTGGCCCATTGAGTGCTGGACGAGGAGCTGCTGCAATCGCTTTAGCTTCTGGATCTTTAGTAGGTGCTTTGGCTGGTGCAATAGGTGGTGCAGGTGGCACAAACGGAATAGGGGGGATTGGTTCGCCTGGAGAAAGCCCAACTGCTGCAATAAGAGCTTATAGAGATGGTAAGTATGGAGCTGCTGGTGGAAATGGTGGAGCAATTACCCCAACTATTGCTGGTGGAGCTGGTGGAGTAGGGAACACGGCAGTAAATCCAGTTCTTGAAATAAGAACATCAATATTTGCTTTAATACAGGTTGAGTTTACTCCTGACATGGATTCTGCAATGGGAGCTATTTATAGTGTTTTAAGTTGTGATGGAGGCGGAAGTGGAGGAGGAGGAGGAGCTGGATATACTAATTTTTCTGGAAATGGCGGTGGCGGCGGTGGTGGTGGTAGTGCTACGACTGGAGGAACTGTTTCTATATTTGCAAGGGAAATAATAAACACAGGAACTATTTCTTCCAATGGAGGAAAAGGTGGTGATGGTGCTGATGGTGAAGATGCGGTAAGTGCTAATCCTGCTGGTGGCGGTGGTGGTGGCGGTGGAGCTGCTGGTGGTGGTGGTGGTTTTGTAATCTTAGTTTATGCAAAAATCACAAACACAGGAACAATTTCTGCTAGTGGAGGACTTAAAGGACTTGGTGGAACAAAAGGAGTTGGAGTGAATGGATCTTCTGATGGACTAGATGGAAGTGATGGGAATGATGGAAATGATGGAGAAGTAATAACCCTACAAGTATGAAATTTATCTACAATACAAGAACAGGATTGGCTAAGATGACGCTATCTAAAGGTAGTGATAAAATTAAGTATGACAAATCCATTATGGATGAAGTTAATTTATCAGTAACCAAACAACAGAAGGATAAAATTAAAGAGAACTGGGAGATGAGAATAAAAAACAATAAGCTTGAATTGTCAAAATCTGCTAAAATAATTAAGGACGAGAAAAAGGAACGTATTAAAACCTTGAAAAATAAAATCTCTCAATCAAACAAGGTTGAGAAAGAAGATATACTAACTTTAATAAATTTAATCACGTAATTATGCTACAAGTAACTACATATAACGAAAAAGGAGAAGCAAGGACTTTTAACGTTAAGAGTAAATCTACAGAAGATATTGGTGCTGTAGTTGGGAATACTGCTTATAATTTCTTGAATCCAAAAACAAGATGGATTGATAGAGAAACGAATGTAGAAGATGGAAGTGTTGGAAAACGTAAACAAGCATATCAATATGAGGAAATTGCAAATGATGAAAGTAATGCAAGTGGATTAAGCAAGTTAGGTCTTCGTCAATGGAAAGATCATGAGTTCACAGGTCAGCAAAGATATGAAGATCCTACGACAGGAGAAGTTAAAACTTTTAATATAGGAACTGCAAAAAATGCTTATGGAACAAATACAGTAGGTAGATTTTTAGCTGATGATCCTAGGTATGTACAAAGTGCCCAAGAGAGTAGTTCAAATAGGGCTGAAAGAGAAAGGAGAGAAGCAGAGAGAAATAGAACTAATGGTGGTGATGGTGGTATAAATCCACTTACTGCTGGTTCTTCTCCAGGTGTTCAATCAAGTTCTGCTACAGCGACAAGAAAAGAAGATGGCCTAGATGTGCAAGTAGTTGATGGATTATATGTAATAAACGGAATGAAATCTACTGATCCTAGGACACAAGAATTGTTTAAATCTTTTGGATACCAGAATGTATATGATTACGTAAGCAAGGGTGGGCAGGTTTCAGAAGGTGGTGAGGATGGAGGAACAGGTATCGCAGCGGCAACAAGAGCTGGAATACAGTCATCTTCTGCAACAGCGACCGCAGCACCAACAAAAGAAAGTGAAATAGCTAGAGCACAAGATGTATGGCAAAATGCAGATACATTAGCTGGTACTGGACAATATGCTAATAAAACGGCTGACCAGATTCGTGCAGAAGCTCACTTCTACGCTCAAGGCTTAAGAGATGGAACAAAAGACCCTACTACTGGAGAAAGAATATTACCTAGTGATACAAGCTCTAGCGATTATAACGAGAATGGTCAATATACTGGTCCTAACAGCTATACAAATGCAGGTAGAACAATAGGCGGATATGAAGGTGGAGATACAGGCGGTGGATTTGGTGATACACAGTTTAGTACAGGAAACGAAGAACTAGACGATTTCTTAAATAATACATGGCTTCCGTTAATTGAAGCAGAGTTCTCCGACAATCCCACAGCGATACTAGATAGTGAAGCATTTGACAACATTAGCGCAAGAATAGAAGCTACTTATGGCCCTATATATCAGAACGAATTAAACATAGCCAAGGAAGCCTTTGACAGAGGCCTAGCTCAAACAGGTGCAGAAGAAGGACGTACCCTTAGAGATCTAGACAATTCTTTATCAAGAGGCGTTGAGGATATAGAAATAGAGGCAGGACGTACTGCTGAAGATACTCGCATAGGGAAGGAACGTATATCTAGGAATTTCCAAGAAGCATTACAGGAATCACAAATGGCTATGGCTAGTAGAAATTTAACATTCGGTGGTAGTCGTAAGAAAGAAGAGGCAAAATTAGGTACAGCTAAGAGTGAACAAATAGGAGACCTTGATAGAGCTTCAGGACGTACACTAGCAGATTTACAAACACAGAGAGGAAGACTTGAGTCAGATGTGCCTTATGAAAGATCTTTCCAAGAGGGCCAATACGGTAGACAACGAGATGAACTAACTTCAGGATATGATCTTAAGAAGAAAGAGATAGCAGGTGAACGTACTATACAAGAAGCTGAAGAAAGGCGTAGACTAAGAGAGCTAGGAAGTAGTTTATTATCCAATCAACAATATAACTAAATAATATTTAACTTAATAATATGGCAGATCCAAGAATACAAACAGATAAATATAATAGACAGTTTGTTGATATAGGTGGTAGAAAAATAGCCCCCAATGATCCAAGGGCTGTAAGCTTACTGTCAACTCCAGTACAATCTAACGTTAGAACTGATCTAAGAGGCGTAGGAGGCGAAACAGTACCTCAGCAGGTGAATATCTCTCCTGAGACAACTGGATCAAGTTTTCAATCGCAAATGCAAGATATTATAAAAAATAGATTTGCACAGAAGGGGAACTTAGAGCTAAGAGGAGCAGGACAAGAAGTAGCTGGAGGATTACTAACTCTACCAGAACAGTTAAGTGCTACCCCTGGATTCGCAGGATTAAGGTTAAGCCAAGCTAAGAGAATGGAACAGGTAGAGGAAGCTGGATTGACTAATCTATTAGGCGGTATAAACACAGCTCTGAGTCAAAGACAAACACGTTTAAGAGAATTAGCTGAAGATGCTACAGGAGCGTTCACAGAAACTCAAAGAACACAAGCAGCAGAAGCACAATCTAAACTAGACACAATACAACAAGACTTTGATAATAATATCGCTATGGCTAAATTAGCCTTATCAACTCCTTTAGGACAGACTATTAAGGTGGGAGATAAGACTGTAGAAGGATTAAAACTGCCTACTGGAAGCGGAGGAGGGGGTTTACCATCTGGCACAGAAGATGCTGGAGCACCTGACTGGATGCAAGGATTAGTTGATAGATATAATAGTGGTGCTGTAACAGCTGCTAATATCAACACTATAATAGGAAATAGGCCTGAATTGAATAGTAGAGAAAAAGATTATTATCAAACTCTATTTCAGGATATAATATCTAGGAAACAGTCTGTAGATTTTGAAGGAGTACCTTTACTTGGTTCACTCTTTAAATCCCCTATAGAGTCGTCATTGGAACGACAAAGAAGTCTAAGAGATAATCCACCCCCTACACAAGATGAGCGAGCTAGCCAACTAGAAGACCTACAGCTTGAAGGTGCAAGTGACGAGGAATTAGAGAAATACGGATTTGCAAAGAGGCAAATATCATAGCAAATATAACAAGTTATTATGGCATTTTTAGATTTTACATTAAAGAACGCAGCTAAGGCTATTGAGAAGAAGAAACCTCAAGAGGCTATGCGGATTATGGATTTGATTAAAAAGAAAAAAATACAAACAAGCTTCCCTACTAGAAGAGGTGTACCTGTAAATAAGCCAAGTTCTACAAAAACCCAACTTCCTCAACAGACACAAGTTGGAAGGACTTTAGATTTTATAAACCAGATAAGACAGAAGCAGCCACAGCCAGTACAATCTAATTTTATGCCAAGTTTAAAGCCTACACAGCTTTCGTCTATTCCTAAAACTCCTGAACAAAAAGCTTACACAGAAGAATACCAAAGAAGATTTAAGTTAATGCAGAATAACGTCAGCACTAAGATTGGATCATTAGAATCCCAGGGCAATAAATTAAAACAGCTTGAGAAGTCTGGAGATACAAAAGCGTATAATAGACTTGTTCCTTCTTATAATAATCTTCTTAAAGAGGTTAATGGTAATGTGAAAACATACAATGCTATAGCTGAGGATGGTTTTAGTCTTGGTGGGGGAAAGTTTTATGGAGAACCAGCATGGAAAAATACTAAGTTTTCTGACTTTGATAAGGCAGAAGAATATCTGGGAGTAGGTAGGGATGAAGAAGGTAGCCGAAGGAAAGGGTACTTAGAGAGGAAGGTTGAAGAACAGGATTTGTTTAACGACTCAAGCATAACACAGGCTACAATAGATTCCGCAAAGGAAGCTTATGGAAGAGCAGAGAGATTCTTTAATGACCCAACCCCAGGAGGAGCTATTAAGACCTTATGGGGTGGCGTAAGAACAGTGCTCACTCCTGCCGCTACACCATTTATTGCAGCAGAGGGTATGCCAGTAATAGGAGTAGGTGTGTCTGTTCTTGGTGATGTATACACAGAGGGGATTGTTCCTGTATCTAGTGTTCTAGTTGACCAAATTCCAGGAGAGTCAGAGCAGATGATCTCTGTTAAAGAAGGGCTAAAAGAAGTAGTTTCAGATGTCGTGTTCATGGCACTCTTAGGTGGAGCATTTAAGGGAATAAACATGAAGGTTGGTGAGATACGATATAAAAACGGTAAGGTAGACTTCTCTTTTAAACCTTCCGAAGCAATGGAAGCATGGAAGCGAAGTGAAGCAGGTGAACCCCCAACTACTCAAAGGGCTGAAGCTATGGTTGAGTTTATTAAAGATTCATCTAGGCAATTAAAAGAAAATCCAAAAATGATTCTTGATAAGTTGAAGGAACTAGAAGCTGGTGATCTCAAAGGAGGCAAAGAGCTTACAGTAGATGTTAGCAAGAAATACGTAGTAGAGCTTGCTGAGAAATGGAAAGATGTAACTAACCAAGAGATACCAGAGTTTATCAAAGACGTAGCTTCAAAAAGCCCTACAGCCTCAAAATCTATGATGGACATACTAAACAACGCAGGAAGCTTCAAAGAACAAAGACTAGCAGGGCTACAAGACCCTTTAATTCCTGGGCAAAGACCTGGACTAGAGAAACCTGCGCCATTGCCTGACGATAAAACAATGATTGGTGTTCATAATTTAAGTGAATCTAATTTGATTTTTGCAGATAAATTAGGAGGGTTAGCTAATCCGTCATTAGCTCTGGTTGAGCCTAGCAAACAAGGGTTTGAGAATTTTGGAGAAATAACATTGGTTGCGCCAAAGGATATGGTTGATCCAAGGGCAATGTCTAAGGGTGAAGCCTTTGGTGCAGATGTTTATAGTCCAAGATTTCCTTCTGCCGATTATCAAGTTGATTACAAAACTAGACAGAAGATAGTTGACATGTTATCCGAACACGAGAAGCTCGTTGATGAAAGTTCTAGTAATCTGGATTTAAGTGATGCAATAGATAAAGATTTAGAAAACTCATCATTAATGATGGTAGAATTTTTAAAAGAGAAGAAGGGTGTTAAGCCTAATATTGTTAAAGAGAATGGCGAAACAGATAGATATAAAACCAAGAATGCTTTGCGGGAGCAAATAGAAGAAATTGGCAACGAAGAATTCGTTGATTATATAGATGATATTATTACTTCTAATGGAATAGAAAGGAAGTTCTTTGCAGGGTTTACGCCGTCTGGTCAAAAAAGATTTAAACCATTTAATGTTGATGTAGCCTCTAAGTTAATGAAAGGGGATATCCAGGGAGGAGAAAATTTCTTTTATGGGCTTGGTAGTGTTAGGGCTAAACTTGCGCCAAGATTTAAAAGTCTGACAGAAATAAAAAAAGCTAAAGATAAAATTGTAAACAGGGAAGAGTTGGATAAAATTATAAAAGAAAATGATAAAGAATTCTCAGAAATACTTGATGAGATTGATAAGTACGCAAAGAATAAAGACGATAATCAGTTCACCGAATATGACAGACAGGCAAGTATTTTAGCTGACTATCTTGCAAAGGTTGACATAGAATTCTTTAACCAAAAGTTTCCAGGAGTTCCAGATAGTTTGAGGGCTAGAATGGAAAAGTTTGCAGATCTATTAAGGACTATGCCTACAGAGTATTTTGAGGTTAAATATAAAAGACCTGTAGAGCTAAATGAATTTAATTTTGCAGTAGCCCCAGACACTATATCCTCAAAGGCTAGAAAGATTTTAGAAGATAAAGGTGTTCCAATTATTGAATATAAGAAAGGAGATGAAGGGTCTAGACGTGAAGCCATTATACAAGCTATGGAGGGGAAAGTTCCAGAAGGAACATTAAAAACAACAAACTTTGCTTTCTTAGGAGGTAAGAAGAAGATAACCCCACAAGAGTTAGCTGAAAGAGATCTAAGAACCATAATACAATCTGGTGTTAAGGCTAAAGGAATATCACAGAAAGCACTTAAGGATGTTATTAAAAGTGAAACAGGTGCAAGCAGCTTAACTAAGAAGCTTGACGAACCACAGTTACAAAATATATTAAACAATATCAAAGAGATGCGCCCTGATAGAGTGGGGTATAAGAAAGTTATAACTCCACAAACAGAAGAACGCATACAATCGTTAAAGGGTAATCTAATTGAACGAGGGGAAATGAACGAGGAGAATTATAGAGAGATCTTGGATTCATTGAACATAAGAGAGCCTAAGTTTATAGGTAAATCTCAATTCATTACTGAAACACAAGGTAAGGATGTGATAAAAAGAATGCTTAACTCTGTGCCTATAGTAAAGGAAGCACAGCGTTTAGACACTGCTCTTGAGTCTAATCCTACTATTAGCAAGCAATTAGACAAGATAGAAACTAATTTTGCACAAAGATACGAGAGTAAACCAGCAGATGCAAACACACTTTTAGATATGCATCATTTTATGGATAGTCTGCAGAAGCAAACAGGAGCACCTTTTGGAACACTACATGAAAATATGATTAGCAAATCTCTAAGACTAGACAGGAAGATAAATTCAAGACAATCAGAGCTTCAAGAGGCTGCAGGTGAAGATTGGGATAAGATTAAAACAAACGAAGAAGCTTTAGGAAGGATAGACGATTATATAGCTTCACGATTAGCTGATTACGTTAAAGGGAAACCAACCTTCCCTGTAGACATTACTCCTGCTGAAAGAGCTGTAGCAGAAACTATAGCCTTAAGATTAAGGGAATTTGAAGGAGATGTTAGATATAATAGATTCCATGAATGGTACGACCATAATACTCCTATCCCTAATGCTCCTGATGTAGAACTTCAACGAGCAAAAGAGATACTTGAAACACAAGGAGATGCAGCAGTAAAAGAATGGCTAAAGGGTAGAAGCTGGGGAGTGTTGAGAACAGGTTATGATATTGGTGAGGTGTTAAATCCTTCTATAAGAACCTTTAAATCTAAACCTGCGCTATCTAAGGCTCATCTAAGACCTAGAGAAAGTATTGTATATAAAAGATGGGAAAGGAATATCCTACAGAGATACGCTAGCTACGTTAAACAGATGACGTATAAAACAGAGATGAGACCAGAGATAGATTCGTTGAATGCTTTATTTGAAATAAACAAACATCAATTCAAGGATTCTGGGAAGATTGCTGATAGTATAAGTGCTAACTTAAGAGAGATTCTAGGACAAAGGGATAACTCTGGTGCTATAGTTGAGTATGTAAAAAGAGCATATTCTCAAGTAGCTAGGACACTATTCATGGATGTTAGAAAAGGTGTAAGAAATCTATTCCAGAACGCTGCTTTTCTAACTTCACCAGAAGATGTGTTTAAGACTAAAAAGATGTCAGCAGAGGATAAGGATTATTTTGAAACCTATGTTAGTCAAGAGGAAGGGATCAAGAAGGATTATCTATATACTGAATTAAAGGGTATCCCTGGACTAGGTAAACTAAACGAAGCTGCTGATGCTATCAATGTTATGGGACGTACAGATAAGATCAATAGACTAATTTCATATAAACTTACATTAGGGAGAGTACAGAGTGCGTTAAAGAAACACCCTGACTACGCAACAGATTCCAAGGAACTAACACAGCTAAAGAAAGATTCAGGCTTTGGTGATATGGAAGAAATGGAACGTGTACATGCACTTGAAATATTAGCAAAAGATGGAGGTAATGAGATGGCTAGATATATAGCTAAATCTGTTACACAAAAGGTACATTTCATTTACGATAGAAAACAAAGAGGACCTGCGGAACAGGGGAATGAAGCTGCAAGGATATTTAGTAATCTATTAGCATTTACTAAAGGATTTACGCAAAGACAAGTATTAGATGTAGGGAAGTTGGGTAAAGAACAGCGTAAAGCTGACGATGCAAAGTCTGGACGTAGAGCTGCTAGATCAATCGTAGGATCAACAGTATTCGCTACTCTAGTGGGCGTATTGTATCAATTAGCAACAGGTGACGAGAACAACCCTTATTCACCGATAAAGATTACATCAGGCTTAAGTTCATTTGGTGGACTTGCTACAGGTGTTCAGGATTTCATAGGTGAATTAACTAGAAATGGAATGAATGCTGCATTAGGAGATTCACAGGCGTTAGGTGTATTCTTAAGTAGCGTAGCAAGAGGAGGGGATATGTTCGTTCCTTTCTATGACGAGATTATGAACGGGATAGAAGGAACTGCTGGATACGTAAACCTTGATAAAGCCGTACTGAGGGAAATGAGAGGAGCAGTTAATAAACAACTAGTACCTTTCTATGGACAGATTCACAGAATAGATAGAATGCTAGGAACAAATATGCTTACTGATATGTTCAAAAGATATAAGCCTAAGAAATTGAGTACATACAAAGTTCGTAGAACACCAATAAAAGCAGTTCAACATACAATATTTGGAACACAAAAAACTAAATAAACAATATGCCAAGAAATTATGTGAAAGAATACAAAAATTATCATGGTAAACCTGCGCAGATTAAACGTAGAGCCTCAAGGAATGCTGCTCGTAGAAAGATGATAGTAGCTGGTAGGGCTAAGAAAGGGGATGGAAAGGATGTAGCTCATCGCAATAATAATCCAAAAGACAATAGATCTAAGAACTTGGGAATACAAGGCAAGGCTAAGAACAGATCATTTGCAAGAACCAAAACCGCTAGAAGAAAATAATTTAACCATATAATTATGCCAAAAGCAGGAACACCAGCAGGCTACAGAGCTGGACTAGGAGGTAAGAAAATACGATCTAAAGGTAAAGGGAGAGGATTACAAAAAGGTAAAGGGAAAGGTCCTAAAAGACGATCAAGATAAATTCTTTAATCATATTTATATGAATAAGACATCAATCAACGTACATCATTCAGCGATTTTATCGCTAGATGGAGCAGAACAGTTTGATATGATAGATGAAGGACATAGAGAAAGATGGGGAGGTGAGACTAAATCAAGGATGGGGCATTGTTGTGGCTACCACTATGTTTGTGAAAGATCAGGATTTATATCACAAGCTAGAAATGATGATGAGATAGGAGCTCATAATAACAACGGTGTTAAGTGGGTAGACGGCTGGAGAAGATCAGCTAACTATTACGCTATAGGTATTTGTTTCGCTGGTAACATGAGTGAACAAGAACTAACAGACGAACAGAAGATAGCTGGATATGAATTGATCAAACAATTACAAGGCAAACACAATATCCCTGATTCGGAGGTTTTGCCACATAGACACTATAAGCCTACTCAATGTCCAGGTAACAGACTACCTAACGATATTATGGGATATTTAAGAGGAGAGTATGAGAGGTTAAAGGAGGACACCCCTAAGTGGGCTAAGGAAGGAGTTAAGTTCACAAGAGATAATAAGCTCATCAATGAATTTTCAGGAAGGGAGATCAAAGATTATGAACTAGCAACTATATTACACAGATTCTATAACCTAAATATATGAAGTATCTGAAAGAAAACTTCCCAGTATTCTGGAGTCCAAAATTTTACGGACTATTGCTAACTGTACTTGCATACTATTTTAATAAGTATGGATTTACATTCAGCCCACAGGCATTGAGTGAAGCACTAATGATGTTAGCAGGAGGAGCTACAACTATAGGGTCTGTTGACTCTGTTGCACGAAAGCTTGCAAAAAAGAAATAAAGCAAGTATAGTATTTAATTGGAAGAGATAAAATCACAATCTACCCTCAGCATTATATACTTGGAGGGCTAAAACTTGATTTTTGGGTTCTGAGAAAATACTGCGATTCTCCTGTACTGAAGCCTTTGTGCCTTAATACTCAAACAAGGTATAACTGCGATAGGAAATAGTGGTATTTTTAGAATAAGGCAAAACTAAACAACCATAGAAAGCTCTGTGAAACTATTACACTAATAAAGTATATTCCAAGTAGGATAGTTAGTATTGATAGGATGATTATCTTTTTCATGACGCAAAGTGGCTACGATACGCTACTTCAATGTTACTTCTCTCGTTCAAATTATCCTCTGTATCAAAAGTTCCTCTAGCCTGTATCTTTCTAGCCGAGCGGGTCACGCTCTCACACGAAACATCTTTGTAGACTTCCCATACCTTCCTTACAAGGTCGTTTCTACGTTTTACTGATCTAAGTTCGGGGAACTCTTTTAAGACGTTGTAAACGACTCTTCCAGTCCCTTTTAGTTTTAGCTTGATTAGCTCTCTTTGGGCCTGATGCGTGAATAAGTTCATAGGTGAGGGGTTAATTATAGGATTATTTTTTCTTTGATAGCCAGTAGAGCCTATAGGGTCTTTGTTTAACTTTTTCTGCCCATAGAGCTCCCTATAGCAGTCAGAGCAACTAGAATAGAGCCCATCCTTCTTAGAGCCATCCTTTCTAAACTCAGAAACTTCTTTTACTTTTTTACACTTAGTGCATCTTTTGTACCCATTAGCTAGTCGCTCTTGCAATCTTATCTTGCCAGCTTTAACTTTATAGGCTCTTTGACATCTTTTGCATGATGGGTATAGGTAATCTCTTTTTGATATATCTGACGTGAACTCGCTTGTGGCAAGTTCTAGTCCGCATTTTGAGCATATCTTTGTAGGCATGGTATGTTTTTAATTCCATTAGAGTGTATCATGTTATGACAACCTTTGTAAAGGTTTTTTTCTGATGGCTGATTACAAACACACAGACCGTTCTTTAGATCAAATCTTAGATCGGGTCTACTTTTCTTGGTCTTTAAGTGGTGAGCACAAACATACTGATTCCTATCTTTATTGAAGTAGCAAGGGTAACTAAAGTCAGTGCCACATAGCTGGCATAGATACGCAGCCTTTTCACAAACTGCCTTTTGCCATTCGGTATCTTTTTTAATGTATTTCTTCAATGATTATTAGTGTTATGTTTTCTGGTGCATTGTAGAATCTTCTTGCTCTTATCTCATCTACCTGTTCATCGTCATCAAACAGTAGTCCTGATAGGCAATCTTCCATTGTCTTTATATAGTTGCTTGTATCTCTTTTACGCTTCCCTTTAAAGTGGAAACAGAACTCTAGCTTTATGCGCTTATCTCCAAACGACTTAGCATCACCCTCTATTATTAGCTCACCTATATTCTCCTGAACATATTTCTTAAACTTCTTTCCTTTAGGGGTCATGTACCTACGATTGTTCCATGTTCCATATACACTATTGATACTTGGTGGGGCTTCATGTATTTCAATCATTGTTTTCTTTGTCATATCTTCTTACGGTTATATTCTACTTCTTCTATAGAGAGTGCCACATATCCATCTTTTAATCCTTCAGGGAAGTGCAATACATGAGTAATCCTATAAGGTGTTTCGTGGATAAGATAATCATCCTCAAATCTCGCTTCCGCTGGCTTGTCTAAGCTTGTCCACAATGTCTTAAAAACAATTTCATCGCCTACTTGATAATCTCTATCATTCTTCCTTATTTCGCAAAGTTTACTCCCATCTATAGTCCTTTCATGATACTTGTTTTCAATTTTCAACTTATGTCTTTTCATATTATATGTTTTAATTAAATTGTTCCATTGCCTTCCTTACCTTACCTACGTATACAGGGTTAGAGTCCCAGTTAGGCATATTATGATGTCCTATAGCACTTTCTATTGTTTCGTTCTTAAATCTTGCCCCTAGTTCTTCTATGACTAGATCTACTTGTGCTTCAAATGTTGACGGTGCTTTTCTTCCTGCATATAGATTCCATTGTGCTATTCCTACAGAGTGTTCTTTAGCCGTGTGGTTCTTAATGTTCTCATCCCAACTACCTGCTGATTCATGGTCTACCATACCAGTTAGCCATTTAACTTGCGATTGTGTCATGCCTGATTCGTAGGCTTTCTCTTGGAAATATTGGATTCTATCTTTAGTTTGTCCTTCTCCTAGATTATCCTTCGTGTAGTAGTAATCTTCCAATAGTATAGCAGAGCTTGGTAGCTCATAGTTTTGAGTGTCTTCCGCACTTACTGAAAAACTACTGTATATTCAAGTTTCATAGAGTTACAGTCAAGATCTTTCTTATACTCCCATCTAGCTATATCTGCTTGTACAGGGAATTTACCTACTTTATAATTTCTAACCAAGAAGTCCTCTGACATTTCAGCTTCCATTCTACATTGTTCTATCTTATAACTTAATAGATCTGACTTAGTGTTTTCTATATCTTCCGTAACAGAACCCCAATCTCTCATCATGCTTAATGCTAGTGCTGTAGCTCCTGCTGAGAACGATAATATGATCACAGTTACTAGAACTGTTGTCGTTAATTGTTTTAATCTTTTCATGTTTGTTTTAGTTAAAATAAGTATATGGAATAAGTAGCATCTGATAGAATACCCAAATGCCTATTGAGGACATAGCTAGTAAGAATAGTTTGCGTTTCATAGTATGAGTTGGTTATAATTTATAATTAGTTTACTACATTTCTTTAGAAATGTCAATATCCTTGATCATCTGTTCAAATTTCCTTCTTAGATTCTTGATAGTTCTAGCAGCACTAGCTTTATCTATTTTATTATTCTTGACTAAGCGGATATGGTTGAGTGCCGAAACATGAATATTTCTTGCTTGGGGGATATCCTCAGTATCATCTGCTAATTGTTGGAATTCCTTTATCATATTAACAATTTTTAATTAATTTATTAATTCTTCCCCTTAAATTATTGAGTGTTTCATGCGATACACCCTCAATCTCATATTTAATTATTCCCTGAATTGCATTATGAACCTCTAGGAATATCTGATCTGCTTCTGGTGTTGAGTCTAAATTCAATAGTGTTTGTTCCATTTCGTTTAATGTAGATATTGTTTCATCCATAAGGTTTTAGGGTTAATGGATATGATTATTTTTAGTCAAGAAGTTTACGTAAAGCCTCCTCATAAGGCAAGCCGTGGATTGCTTCTATTATTTTTCTTTTGAATTGTTCGCGTGTGTTCATATTTATGAATTATTGATTTAAGGTTTTACCTACCCTGCTTATTTATTGTTAAGATTTTCTATGAAATTATCATCTGCCCAAGTTGAGGCAGTTAGTCCCCAAATTATAGTTCCTGTTGTTGAGGCCACTATAGCCAATATTATTAGTGCTAGTCTGTATTTTTTAAGTAGTTTCATTTTGAAGGGATTAAGGTTTGCCAAAATGGTCTGTGGTATTACTTGTTCCATCATCATAATAAACTGTTTGTTTTAATCCATATCCTTCTTTGACGTTTGGTGATGTGGTATATCCCCAATGCAAATTTTCTTCCGATAGTTTTACGTACTCATTCTTAACCCTTGTAATTTTTTTCTGTGGTGCTGAACATCCAGACATGAGTAAAATTGTTAATAAAATTATTGCTATCTTCTCCTCCGTCTTGTTTTGTTTAGTCATTTGGTTTTGATTAGCAATTCATCTTGTCTAAAAAATCTACAATCATCAAACATGGTATTCCAATCTGCATTCTTCCCATCCTTTCTAAAAGCATATCCGTACTTGTGACTTCCAAAATAATCATCAATACACAGAACTGCTTGCATCTTTCCTGTGATTGGGTGTTTTAGTTTTTTAATATAGCTGCTCATATAATATTTTGGTTAGGTTTGCACAATGTGCGAATTAGTTAATTAAATATTATCTCTGTGTACCCTTTTATTTCTGGCACAGCTTCATGATATATCTCCGTTGTATTTCTCAACAGTGCATGAAGAAGATCATCTATGTTGGTGCAATTAACTTCTCCGTCATTCTCAACACAAAGAAAACTGTCTTCCCCAAACTTTTCTTTAAGGGCAGCATCTGTCCTATCTTCTAGGTATTCTAACGAATTTTTTACTTGATTTAGCTCTACCCTAGCGTGACTATCAACACAGCCTGTAAGCAATAATGAAAAAGCTAATAGTAGTAATAAAAATTTCATAATGTTTTTTGGTTATTTATATAGACTTTTATGATGAGCTGAATGGTAGAGATTTGCCGAGTGGGAATGTATCGGGTTTGCCGCCGCTACCCCTTATTTTCTAAATTAACATTCTCCTCAAGCCTTCTTGGTTCTCGTATAGTCACTCTACATAACAGCAGTTAAACGGATACTATTCCGCCACACTCAGCCCATCATAGGAATCTATATTTTAAAGTTCAAGTCGTCTATAAGTCCAGCAACAACATCGCTTCTCTCTTCATTCTCTGTGCAATTCTCATAGTCCTTAATTGCCTGTATCAGCCTTTTTACTATGTCCATATAACTATATATTAATAAATCCCTGTAACTACTTTAACCCCATGGTCGTCTCTAACTTCTATGTCATGACCTATGTGCTCATTCCATTGGATTCCAGCAATAGTTCCTGCTTCTACCGTGTCATTTACCATGACACCACCAACTCTTGTGTTTGGCTTAATATACACTTTTCCGTTTCTAACTTCAAAACATGTTTCAAATCTTATTTTCATATTTTATTTATTATATCAGTAATTTCTTCTAGGCAATCGTTGTGCCCATTATTATTTATCCTGAATGAGTCCTTGTCTACTGGGTATCCATTTATCTCATTAGGAATATCTTCTTCTTTCATCTTCTTCGGCAACTTACTCTTTATCTCATCAAGTAAGTCTTGGCGAGCTTGCTGTACCATTTGTCCAGCTTCAGTCGCACCCTTCTCCAGTATCTTCCGTAAACTTTTACGAGATTGCTTATCGGTTATCCCTCTTTCATCTAATTTTTTGTCTATCCAGTCTGTGTTATCTTTCATCTTTAGGTGTTACATTATATTTCTTTTCCTCAGCCTTTGTCATCCTTCTTACTGTACAAGGAATGTCGCTTGGCCTGTTTAATGCTTTCTGCCCTCCTGGTGTGACATACCTTAGTGCGTCTTTTGAATACATAGTGAGGGGTTATATTTATTTTTGTTAGAATAGTCCGTTAAGTGTATACCCTGATATAAAGGCTATCATTCCAAGTGCTAGTATTGCGTTAAGTGTTTTCATGACTTAGAGGTTAGTTTAGATAATGCTTCATCTGTTCCTTTGAACATAGGTATTTCTTCAACCTTTTCTTTAGTTAGATCTCTTAACATAATTTCTTCTATTGAGGGGAATGCAACACTAACTCCTTGTCCTGCGGTGAACCTGTTTATAACTTCGTAAATCTTAGTTATCTCATCTGTGTTAAGCTCTGTTGTGCTTTCCTTGTTAAACATTATCTTTTGAGTAGCACGCCATAGATACTCCTTAACAGAACTTGATGTCCATGTTATGTCTATTTCTGGCTTTAAAACCTTTTTCATATCCAGTCCTTTTTCATTAAGCTCGTCTGCTAGGTCTGTGAAATATTTATGGAAGGCTCTGTTCTGAGCCTTTGTTCGTTGTTTTTTTTCTTTATCCATTAGAAAGCGAGGTTAGATAATTGTTCGTCTATTTCCTTAAGAGCTGTTTCCTGATATTCTTTTAAGAATGTTATGTCTAGTTCATAGTCTTCTCTAAGAAGTTCTATCACAACCATTGGAAGTATTTGGATTCGTGGGTCATACAAAACAAAGTATAACTTCTCAAGATCTTCATTAACTATAAAGTATTGCATTGCCTGTTCCTCATACTCTTTAGGAATTGATTCTTCAAAGTGTGCTTGCAGATGTTTTGCAGATGCTAAACACTTAATTTCAACTGCTTCCTTGTATTTGTCATCAATCTTTATGAGTCCATCAGGAGAAAGTGCTATATCTTTGTTAAAATCGCTTACACACAATCCTACACGCTCTACCTCTTTGCCCTTACTGTCTTCAAATAGCTCTATAGCTTCATCTTCCAGCCTATGTCCTCTTTCCATTGGATCTTCTTTTGGCTCTACTACTGCTATTCGTTCAGCCATTAGATTATAATATCCAATCTTTTTACCGCTTCCCCTCTTAACTACAATTCCATTTAGCTTAGATCCTGTGATTTTTCCTTTACGGCTCTCTAGCCATGCTTCTGAGTTTTGATCTTGTTCTAGTATTTTCATTATTTAGTTAGGTTAGATTTTACTTCGTCTTTAACAGAAACAACGTTTTTATCTCCCATTAAAGACCCAAGGGATAAGTAGCATTCTTTTAGTTCATCAATAGTCTTACAGTCACGGAGAGAAGATATAGCCTCAAGTTTCTTATTCTCAAGATACTCGTTAAATTCTTCCATTTCCTCACTAGATGCTATTTCTCCACTTGCCATATATCCAAGCATTGCTAATGCTCTACCAACGGCTATTGATTCTAGCTTTTCAAATGCCTTTTGTCCTTTATTCTCTCCTACTGCGTGTCCTGTTGCTTCTGCTGATTCTGGTTTAGATTTGTCTTTTAGAATCCTAGCTTTAAACATTATGTTTACACCTTCTACCTTTGGTTCAGTTTCAATCAGTCCGTTCGGACAATCTTCTCTGAATAGCTTAATCCTTTCAGATACTTTTGCGTAGTCTGCACCACCGCCTATTTTTATTGTTTCTGCTTTTTTATTCATATTACCAGAATTTGTTAGTTAATTTGCTGTCTATTGGTCTTCTTGTTGGAGCTTGCCATTGCTTCTTTAGAACCTCTGCCATTCTATCAATGTCTACCATTGCACACTTAAGAGAACAGTAGTAATCAGAATTGATATTAGAGAGGCTTTTATTACAAACTGTGCATTTCATGCTAGGTTTTGGTTATCTTCATAATCCATTCGTTTCTCAATCATACATTCTCTGCTGAACTGTTCGTCAGCCGAGAGTTGATGTTCTAAGACATCTTCTTGATACATTGGTTTTTCCATTAGGTTGAGGGTTAATGATAGTTGATCTTGAATTTGTTTTATGCTTCGTTAGTGTCTAGTGACTGAAGCTTTCCTTTTCTTGATCATCTACATTGTATAGTAACTCTTAATTAAAGTCAAGCATTTCTTTTCCTTTTATCTACAAACTCTATACCGCTATCACTAGCGATTAAGTCCTTGACGTATAGAGAAGCACCTTTACCTTTGATCTCTTTACTGTATAGATCAAGTTTTCTTTTCTCGTCTTCTTGCATGTTAATGTTTAGTTGTGTTCTTTTCATATTATTAGTTATTTAATTGTATGTATAAATTAGCTAACGCCTCGGATGGCGTGTGACCTCTTTCACAAAGAGGCATATTGGGAGTGTCTTGATTATATACAACATACCAGTCATCAGTATGTAGCCCATTACACCAATGAGATAAATAGTGTATGTCATTGCTACACACCTCTACTAACTCTTCTAGGGTTGGGCGGTATAGGTTTTTGTTTGGATTCCCTTTTTTAAACACTTGACCACCGTGCATTTTATCTTGCGGAAACCCTGCATCCTTCAACTGCTTTGCTAATTTGTAATCAATCATAAGGTGTTGTTAAAATAAAGTAGTTTTAGTTTGTGACTCATTAAAGACGTGAAGACCTAGTTCAGGATCAACCATGTTTCTTAATAATTTCCTTTTATCGGGATAGTCGTGTTTAGATAAGTTGAATCCATAAACTTCGTGTGACCCTACTATGTCATTATGTACCCTCCCTTTCTCTGCTACGAATGTAATCATTTGAAAGTTAGTCCAAAACAAATGACGGTGCATCAGCTTCCCCTCTATAAGAGGCTCATAGTATGGCTTAACGTTTTCTACTACCCACTTGCACCCTTTAGGTGCAAAGTTCTGTAGTAAAATTATCTCTTGGTATAGGGCCATATCAGGATACAGAGCTTCGTATTGTCCTGCGTGAACACCACAACGCCTTATATCAGAGTGACTAGGACAAGGAGGGCTTGACCAAATAAAATCAAACTCTTTATGGTGGTCTAATAAATACTGATGTGCGTCATCTACTATAACTGTATCATTAGAAAAGAAGTCTTGATATATATGTGCAATCTTTGAATCATACTCAACTGCCGTTATTTCGTGCTTATCCCCCCAAAGTTTACGATTGCCCCCGATTCCTGCATATAGATTTAGTATTTTCATGAAAATTAAGTAGTTTACATACAATCTTTACATACTCCATTGAATCTCACGTCTTCTGCTCCACAAGCACAATATCCATCCATAACCTCATTAGCATACTCTATAAAGCATCCCCACATTTCATTCTTCTTGTCGTCTTTACCGTCTATCATTTCGTGGAAATATGGTGCGTCTTGCGGCTCTCCTGTTGATTCACAATAATCACCTACTAATTCATGTAGGAATTCTATTCTTTCTGCGTCTGGGTTTGGTGTACTCATAGTTAGCTGGGTTAATTGTTTTTTATTAGCTCACTAAGTGTTTTCCTTAAGTCGTTCTTAAAATCCAACAGAAAATCTTTAGGGGCTTTTAGGTGTGTTGCGAAAGCATCTGCAAACAAAAGAGCTGCGTCAATGCAAGAACCTGCAATGTCTGCTTCCTCGCCTACCATCACTTTGTTTGAATAAATCGTTATGTTTTCATCTTCGTATACCTTGTTTTTCATATTTTAATTCGGTTATAAATTGTTCAGCTGTTTCGGCTGGTTTAGATGCATTCTTATATAGGGCAACAATAGATTCAGCCTGAAGAGCCCTACGCCTCCATTGTAAGAGTTGCTTGTGTAACCATTCTTGGTTTTCTTTTTGTATTCCGTGGTTGCAATCTTTCATGATCCTAGTATACATGGTTGTATAGAATATGCAAGACCTAATACATGTTAAGTGTTAACGTGTATTTAACGTGTACTTAACATAGCTAATCTATCCAATATAGAGACTGGAGTATTCGTGGAGATATGTTTGAGTATATATAGTACATACTGTTTTAAAACTTACTATTGCTTTTTCTGTTACAACGTGATATTGTTATCTGTGCAATACAAATAACTACACGACATGAAAATCAATTTAGAACACAGATTATAGACTCACACCTGCTTGGCTTGTCGTGTAGTACTTCTAGCTGAGTGGGTGCGAGTTTATAATCTAAAAGGATAATGACAATAGACTATGGGTGTATATTACTTGCCCGAAAGATACAGAGTAGTGAGATTTGGAAAAAGCCAGCAGATTGGCTGAAGATCTGGGTATATCTTCTACAAGAGGTGAACCACCAAGACAATAAGCTGTTTAAGAGAGGAGAGAACCTTTTTAACTATAAGGATGTTGCTAGGGAGTGTGGTGTAAAATATAATTCTGTTGCTAAATTTATAAAATGGGCAAAATTGGCGACACTCGTGGCGACACACAAAACCACACGAGGAGTAGTCGTTAAGGTGCTTAACTATAACAAATACCAAACATTACAAAACTACAAAAGCGACACCAAAGGCGATACGGTTGGCGAAATAGAAGCGAAACAGAAGCGAAATAGAAGCGATACTATAACTAAAGAATGTAAGAATGAAAATACTACTACAGCAAAAACAGTTTTAAAAATTCTAAACCTATCTGGTAAAGAGAATCTTATTCCAGCAGTAGAGGACTTACTAGAAAGATATACTGATAAGGTCGTTAGGGATGTTGCTTCAAAGGTAGCTACAAAGTCTGTTGCTAATCCAGATGCTAGATGGACTACATTTGTTAACTGGTGTGGATCTGAAAAAGCCAAGAGCACAACTAACGCTGATATTGCTACAATGACAAAAGAGGAGAAACTTGCTTATAAAAAAGAAAAATATAACAAACTATAACATGCTACATTCAAAACCAGAGGTTGAGTATTCAATGATTGCCACTCTCATAATGAACCCTGATCTCTTAAAAGTTCTTCCAGTAAAAGAAGAACACTTCTACTTAGTCAACAACAGAACAGCTCTTAGTGTCCTGAAAAAGATGCAGAGCAATGGAGAGGAGATAAACCTTGTTAGCTTCGGATCTAGGTTTTATGATGAAGGTGGTAAAATATCAGAGATAAACACCCTATTCAATACAGACGATCATTGGTCATCTTTGTTTGGCGAAACATATTTAAGACAGCTATCTGATGAGTTGGTAAAAAGAAAGATAGTCCAGAAGTATGAAACATTCGTAGACGCTCCAAAGGAATTTATAGAGGAGGTTAAAAAGCTTGAAGATGATTTTATAGAAAGCAAACCAAAGAACATAGGAGAGCTATACGATTCTTATGTTGAGGATTATAACGAAAGAAAAGAAAAGCTAAAGAACGGAGCAGTTGGAGTTATAACAGGATTCAAGATCATAGACGAGAAATGTTCTTTTGAAGAAGGGCATCTTGTTATCTTAGCGGCAAAGACAAGTGTAGGTAAAACTTCATTAGCCTTGAATATCTGTGTAAATGCTTCAATGTTTGGATCTAATTGTTTATTCTTTAGTGCAGAGATGACAACAAAGGAGTTAATGAACAGAACATTTGCACAACTAACAGGAGCTTCATCTACAAAGTTTAAATATTCAAATGCAGATGCGGAGCTGGTTGCAGTAAAGAAAGAGATTGAAGCCTGTAGTGACAAGTTAAGCTTTATTGAAGCCGCTGGAATGACAAGTGAAGATATATGTAGAATGGCTAGAAAGAAACAGGATGTGGATTTGATAGTAGTTGACTACATCCAATATTTAAAAGATTCAGTAAAGAACGGAACAAACAATGATAGGATTGGGAACATAACCAGAAACCTTAAAGCAGTAGCTAATGAGTTAAATTGCACAGTCTTGGCATTGTCACAGGTAAACAGAAACACAACAGGAGCACCAGAGCTTCATAACTTAAGAGATTCAGGAAACATTGAACAGGATGCAGACACAGTTTTAATCATACACAGAGAAGACAGGGAGTCCACAATGGCAGATCTGATTATTGCAAAGAACAGAAACGGACAAGTTTACTTTGATGGAGAGATACGGTTCAACCCAAAATTAACTAAATTTTACTAAAACTAATCCTTAACCGTTAAATATGAACTTTAAAAAAATACTAACCAGAATAGACTTCTGGAAAAAACAAGAGAATAAACTACAAAAAGCTATGGATCAATTCACCAAGACTATTGCCCCAGGCTCATACGCCCCAATTATAGAGGTTCATGGAGTTGTTGAGGCTTTTATAGAGGGCGTAATAAATGGAGATCTATTGCTAAAAGATTGGCTTGAATATTACGCATGGGAAGTGAACGACGAAGAAACGTGGGTATGTTCTCAGAAAGTAGGTGATAAGGAAATCAAATGTAAAAACGCAGCAGATAAAGTTCTGTTCGCTAAGTTTCTAAATGAAATCTTTAAATAGTATTGCTTTTATTTCGTATATAGGCTATATTATATGTACATTAACCAATAGCCATGCGCTGCCCAGACTGTAACAATAAGACAAGAGTAAGATCAACAGTAGGAAACAGAAGGTATCGTTTGTGCAAGACCTGTAACCTAAAGTTTGTATCATTAGAAGTATCTAGAGACGAATACAGATATTTAAAGATAAAAGAAAAGGAAACTAATAGATTAAGGAAGGAAAAATATAACTAACCAATAAAATCATGGCTAATACAACCTGCAACTCCTGCAACTTCTGCGACTCCTGCTACTCCTGCAACTCCTGCAACTACTGCGACTTCTGCGACTCCTGCGACTCCTGCAACTCCTGCTACTCCTGCAACTCCTGCAACTCCTGCGACTCCTGCTACTCCTGCAACTCCTGCAACTCCTGCTACTCCTGCAACTCCTGCAGCTCCTGCTACTCCTGCAAAGGACTAAGAATGTCTGAGTATATGATATTCTGTCTTGGAGATGGGCGACTAGAATCAAAAGGAGAGGGGTATCAAAAAAACAACAGAGTATTTAATGAGGACGTTTCTGATAAAGAATATAAAGAAATAAAAGAAAAGATTAAGGATATTAAAATCAAACTCACAGAATGGATTAAACAAGATGATGGCGGATATTTAAAAACACATTCTTACGAGGAAGCATGGAAGAAATGGTTAGAAGAATCAACAGAAGAACAAAGACAATCCATATTAGATGTTAAACAGTTTAACGAAAAGATATTTAAAGAGATTACAGGACTAACAAAAAAAGACCTAGAAGGAGATTCAAGCAGAAAGAACGAGCTTATTAAAAAAGCCAAAGAGTTGAAAGAAAAGGCTGATGAAATGCTAAAGGAAGCTAAAAAGATATAAATATGAATAAAATAGGAAAATTCAACTTAATAGAAGAAAACGAATGTGATTTAAACTGTGACTGTGGCTGGAACATAACTATAGGAGGAGAGGACAAGAAGGACTTAGTAAAACTAAAGAAGCTATTAAAAGATAACTTTAAGTAATATGAACGAGATAACATTTGAAGATTATATGCAGAATAGTGGAACACGAGGAAGCGAGCCGTTAAGCGTTTACAAAAGAAACACTACATCATATAAGAAGTTTAAGCTTAAAAGAAGACCAGATGGACTGTGGCAGGAGATTATAGAGCCTATTAAGCCAAGAAAAGTAATTTGCATTTATTAACTAAACACACATGAATAAAGAAGGTAGAAGACCTTGCAAAAAACAAATAGACATGATAGTATTTATATACTAATACGAAGCGATTTTCATTAGGAATGAGGGCGTTAAGGGGAGAAGAACTAAAATTTACAATGAGTATATTTGATCATCTTCTCCCTATAGCGTTTAAAACTAAAACTATGTATGAAGATAACATTAAACACAAGAGATGGAGTGGGTGGGAGACTCGGGGTAGATATTCCACAGGGAGGAATTACCACACAAGACTTTCAAGTAGCAAATCTATTATTCAAACAGGCTATGTCATTAGCCCTAAAGAACGTGAATAAACCTTTAAAGGAAATTCCTAGCAACTCTTAAATAATTTATAACCATATAAATATGGCAAAAACAGTCAAAACTACAAAAGACAAAGCGCGAAGTCTTTTAACAGTAGTAAACCAATTTCCTACATCAAAGGTAGGGGCAGACGTGCATAAGTATATCAACTGTCGTAAGGCGGTAAAGAAAGTCCTAGAGGACTACATAGAGGCAGAGTCAGCCCTAGTTGAAAAGCTACAAAATGCAGCAAAGGTTGCACAAGAAAAGCATATCAACAAATACAATGACAAACTCTCTGTACTAGAAAAGAAAGATAGCCTAACAGAAGAAGAGCTAAAGCAATCAACTGATATTAAAAGACAAAGAGGTGCGTTCATGTCAGAAGCACAAAGAGAACAAAAAGAACTTGATAATAAGTTTATAACTGACGTAGTAGAACCATTAGAAAAGGAAAAATGCGAAATAGTATTTGATAACGAGGAATTCTTATTCCTAAATACTTTCATAACAGATAACGCAACAGAACTATTCAAAGGAAGAGATAATAAAGGTGAACCTACAGACATGTTTAATATAGACCTAATGGAAGACATACTAGACTTATTAAGTAACGCTGAATAGTATGGCTAAAGAAAACACACTAAAGATAGGATCTTCATGTGTACCATCAGATATAACATTCTCTATGGAGAGTGGTAGCGAGTGTGGTAAGTTAATATTTGACGCAACAACAAAGAAGTTCAGATTTGAAGGAGATGCAGAGGAGTCAGCTAAAGTGTTTCTTAATTACATGCAAGAACAGTTTGATATTCTTAATAAGAAAGCAGTTAAGAAAGTTATTAAAAAGAAGTAACTAAACTAAAATAACCATGATAAAATTAAAACATTTTGGATGGGGAGCAAGACCGTCTGACGAAGACTCTTGCAATTTAACTGAAGTACCTATAACACCAATATTCTTAAAAGAAGAAAAACCTAAAAAGAAGTAGTATGCCAACAGAAGCACTAGCAAAGGTTTTGAAAAAAGTAGTACAAGAAGCTAAAGACCTTGCAGTTAAAGAATACAAAGAGGAGTTGCTAAAGAAGTTACCAATCTACTCAATTTGCTCAAGACACCAAGAATACGACCATCACTGTGACATATGTAATACAATGGCAGAGAAGCAAGAAGCACTAGAAGAAATAACTAAACTAATACATGATTAAAGATAAAGGAGGACGACCAACCGTAATGACAACCGAGGTGCTAGATAAACTAGAACAGATGTTTGCTATTGGTGCAACAGACGAGGAAGCCTGTTTCTTTGCTAATATACACAAGGATACTCTGTATAAATACTGCAAAGAGCATCCAAAGTTTACCGACCGAAAAGAAGGACTCAAGGATAGACCTGTATTAAAGGCTAGAACTACAATAGTAGACGATTTAACAAAACCAGAATCAGCTAAATGGTACTTAGAAAGAAAGCGTAAGAAAGAGTTTAGTGTTAAGACTGAAACAGATATAACAAGCGATGGTAAACCAATAGGAATTAACTTAGATGTATAATATAACCAACAGCCACATGAAAAACATCTTACCAATCCTACTAATAGCAATGACAATAGGTGCTCTAGTAGCAATAGGGATTCATCAGGAGAAAGAGTCTAATATGGTTCAGTATACCTTAGACAACCTACAAACAATGGGGATAATTGATGAAGATAATAACATTATTCGTTAGACCTCAATATGTCAAGTCCTCTAGTCTATGTCAATAAATGGACTACTTACACCGTACAGATCAAAATGTAATGTTGCATAATACATAAATGAAAAACAAAGAATTCCTAGATTTTAGTGAGTTAGCAGGGTTTCAGCCTAAACAACTAGAGGCGTGTAGAGCAGTCAGATCACATGAATATATACTTTATGGAGGAGCTGCTGGAGGAGGCAAGAGCTACTGGTTAAGATGGGAAGCTGTAGCATTATTGATATATTATTATCAGAAGTACGGATTTAAGGGAGTAAGATTAGGATTATTCTGTGAAGATTACGTAGCATTAGCTGATAGGCATTTAAGTAAAGTAGTATACGAGTTCCCACCATGGTTAGGTAAACTGAATAAGAGTAGTCATGAATTTACATTAGCACCAGATTTCGGTAGTGGAGTTATAGCGTTCAGGAATCTAGATGATCCTTCAAAATATTTATCAAGTGAGTTTGTAGCTATACTTGTAGATGAGCTAACAATGAACGAACGACACGTATTTGATTTCCTTAACATGAGAAGAAGATGGGTAGGGATTGAAGATACTAAATTCATTGGAGCTACTAATCCAGGAGGTAAAGGGCATGGATTCGTTAAGAAGCTGTGGATAGATAGAGATTTCAGCGATGAGACATTCAACCCTGATAAGTTTAAGTTCATACAGGCTAAGGCTAGTGATAATGCTTTCCTACCAGAAACTTACGAAGAACAGCTAGGTACATTACCAGCAGAGATGGTTAAAGCTTACAGAGACGGAGACTGGAATGTGTTTCAAGGACAATTCTTTACAGAGTGGAGCAGCGAGAGACATGTTATTGATCCGTTTGATATACCAGATAGCTGGACAAAGATAAGATGTATAGATTACGGATACGTTAATCCAGTAGCAGTATATTGGTTGGCAATAGACTATGATAGTAATGTGTATGTTTACAGAGAACTCTACGAATCAAGTCTAACATATAGTGAACTAGCACAAAGAATAGGAGAAATGACACCTAATACCGAAACAGTAGATTATACAGTAGCAGATTCGGATATGTTCTCAAAAACTCGTGATACAGGAGAATACGGACCAGATATAATGTCAGAACAAGGAATAGATATAATGAACGCTAACAAGGAACGTCTACCAGGTTGGAATCTATTTAAGAGATATTTAAAAGAGGATAGGATAAAGTTCTTTAAAACCTGTGTAAATGCTGTTAGAACAATTCCTAACATGACATACCCACCACTTAACAAGAGAGTATCTAATCCAGAAGATCTATATAAGACAGGAGGATTTGATGGCGATCATGCCTGCTTTGTAGGAACGACCAAGGTTCGGATGGCTAATTGTAAAGAGAAGCAAATAAAAGATATACAAATAGGAGAATATGTCGCTACCCCTAATGGTGCAAAAAAGGTAATTGCATCAGATTGTACGGGGATTAAACCTGTAATAAAAGTAAAGATGAGTAACAAAAGAAGTCTAATAGGAACAAAGAGTCACAACATTTATACTCCTAAAGGCAAAGTTCCTCTTGATTCTTTGCGTATGTATGATATAGTTAATTCATGGAAGAAAGCATTATATTCAACAAGCAACGATACTACTTTGATGGGAAATACTACGTTCCCTGTGGAGGATGTGCAAATGGAAGGAAACGATTACATGTTGCAGTATGGGAGAATATTCATGGAGTTATCCCGAAAGGGTATTGCATACATCACCTTGATAATGACCCAAAAAACAACAATATTGACAACCTCAAATGTATTGACAAGACCGAACATCTTAGCTTTCATGCAAAAGAAAAGTTTAAGGACAAAAAATGGGCTGAACAAAACAAAATACACATGGCTAAGATCAGACCTCTTGCAAAGAAATGGCATGCTTCTGAGGAGGGTAGAGAATGGCATAAGCAAAATAGTAAAAAGGCTTGGAAAAATAAGAAATGGCATACTAAGTTTTGTCAAATCTGCAATAAGGAATATAAAACTCCTTTTCCAACAAGGTCTAAATATTGTGGAGATGTTTGTAAATCAAAAGCCCAATGTATTCGTAATAAGCAAGCAACAACTAGAAGGCGTGCAAAAAGTGTATAACATTACAGTAGAGGATGTTCATTGTTATTACGCAGAAGGTGTTTTAGTAGCAAACTGTGACTCAATCAGAATGGGACTAATGAGCTTACCAGATACACCTGTACTAGGTAGAGAGAAACCACCACGTAATCCATACGAGAATGATCCTACAAGCCCTTGGGCTAACAAGAATAAGAAATCAAGTTACACTAATATATATTCAAGCTAATGTTAAAAGTACAACACATAGAAACTAAAAGAATATTACAGGTTGACAATAGTTGGATTTCCTTGCTACAATATATACAAGAGAATCCATTTTGTGAAATGACGATTAAGTTTAAGGACGGTAAACCCTACGAGGCAGAGAAGATTAAAGAATCAGTACGTTTTAGATAGACCAGTCACGATACGGCTATCTGTATAATATAATTTTATATAGATGCCAGTAAACTCAAAAGAGATAGATAAGATACCTGCTTACAAACCTTCCAAGGAAGATGAGCAGCTTGTTTTAGATCTAATGGAGAGAATAAGTGATCTACAAGAACACCGTGCAGGTCTAATGGCTAATCCTTATGATGATAGTGATAAGGCACGTACAATAGAGGATACATGGGACTACTGCGATCAAGTATCTTTACCACATAAATACTCACATAAAGAAATGAGAGATTGGATGGCAGACAATAGTCATCCTTTAGCTTTTGCTAAGATGGATACAGCAGTTTCAATCCTAATGGCCAAGAACCCTGAAGTAGAGATAGCACCTAGAGAAGAGAACTTTGACTCTAAAGCAAGAATACTTGAAGCTTTATACTCTATAAGCTGGGATAAAGGGAACGGTAGACAACAAATGATTAAGTTTATGAATGGTACAGCTAAGTACGGATTCATGCCTGCTAGGGAGTACCATAGATACAAAACTAAGATCATAGACGAGATTGTAAGTTATGATCCTAAGACTGGTAAACACAAAACAGAAGAAGTAGAAATAACAGAACATGATGAAGCATACTTTGAGGTTCTACCTATAAGAGATGTATGGATAGATAACAGAGCTAAACCTTATGATGAAAGCTCTATTAGAGATTGGGCATGGCAGAAGGTATATGACTACTCAACATTCCAAATAGAATTTCCTAAAGAAAGATTCCCTAATGCTAAGTTTGTACAACCTAATTATGGTGGGCATAATAAAGACGAAGGAGAGAAGAATAACGATGAAGTAGGAGAGAAAGCCGTTAGACTCTTTTTCTATGAAGATATAGAGAATAATGAGTTCCTTATTACAGATGGATTGGTAAAAGTATATCAAGGCCCACTAATCAACAACCAACTTAGTTTAGTCTATGCGATGTGGAAACAACGTAACGAACAGACTATTTACGGCATAGGATTACCAGAGATACTAGAAGGTAATCAGGAAATGCTAGACAGGATAGGGAATATGTCACTCAATCAGATAGTCCTTACAATAGGAGGAGCAGGATTTTATGACGGTAAAGGGAACGTGACTCAAAATGATATGACGCTTGAGCCTAAACTTAAGAAAGTACAAAACCCACAAAGTATAGTATTCCCTAAAATACCAGATGTAAGTCAATCAGTATTTAAAATGATAGAAGATATACGTAATGAAGCTGACGAGACAAGTGGAGTTACTAAAGCATTAGGAGGAGAACAAGTAGGAAAGACTCTAGGAGAAGCTGTATTGAACCGTGAAGCAGGACTAAGGAGACTATCAACACCATTACAGAATATTGAATTTGCATTAGAACGACACGCTAGACTGCGTGTTGATTTGATTCAACTTATATATTCCAACGCTCCTAAGACTGATATGGTAATAGATGAATTCGGATCAGTAATAAGCGAGAAGCTTTACCAAGAATACCTAGAAGAAGTAGCTAATAAGGGAGCTAACACATTAGCAACAGCTCAGAAGTTCCCTGTATTAGAGGATGGATCACTTGTAAGAAACCAATTTAGACAAGAACCTTTACCATTAGAGAAGACAGAAGAAGGAGAAGTACAACCAACAGATGATGATACAATCCTAGAAATCACACCTGAAGAGATCAGAGGTAACTACGATGTAAGAATAAGAGCATTCAGTACAATCCCTATGAGTCAGACACTTGAAGAGAGTAAAGCCCTAGAAACATACAACATATTACTAAGCAATCCATACGTAGACGCATACAAAGCCACTGCACGCTTCCTAAGAGCTAGGAAGGAAGATCCAGACGATTGGCTACTTTCACAAGAACAAATCACAGAGACACAAGGGCAAGCAGCAGAATTACCACCAGATATAGAAGGAGCAACAGGAGGATTTGTTGGAGGTGGAGCAGGAGGAGGCAAGATGAGTAAACAACCACAGCAATCAGCAGCAGGAGGTGGAGTTAGCGCACAAGTAAGTAAATCTATAACCGTTTAACCAAAACAATATGATCACAAAAATCAAGAAAGGATACTATGCTCGTAAAGAAGGAGTATACCGAGAAGACGTTAAGAAGTCACTACTATTCAAAACTAAGGCAGAAGCAGAAATATGGTTAAATCCAGAGGAAGCTCCTAAAGCCAAGAAAGTAGTTAAGGAAGTTAAAAAGGTAGTTAAGAAGCCAGCAAAGAAAGCTAAAAAATAACATGGACAAGAAAGAAATCAAAAAACTAGCCCAATCAGGAGTATTTAAGCCATTCCTAGAAATAGTACAAGGAATAGCTGATGAATATAAGGATGTAGAGTTTGACTCAGATCCACATAAGGTAGCTTACAACCTAGGTAAGCGGGATATGATAATGGGTTTACCACAAGAACTAGACGAAACAATTAAACAAATAGCCAATGATTAAACCATTAAACGGAAAAGTATTGATTAGAATGCTTGAGAAAGAACAGGTGAAATCTGTACTCATCCTTAAAGAAGAAGAAGAGAAGGAACGTGGAGAGATACTAGAGATAGCTGATGATGTAATGATAGTAAAGAAAGGAGATAAGGTATTGTTCAGTCCTTACGGAATAAAAAAGGTGGAAGTGGACGAAGAAGAACTATTGATATGTGAGGCAGATGAATTACTAGCCAAATTATCATGAAATGGAAAATAGGAAAATTAGGAGTTGATAGAGCAGGACCAGAGACACTTTGTCTGAAGATAGGTAAAGAGAAAGCCATAGTATCAACAGGAGATCTAGCAGCAATGGTAGAAGACGAACTCCCAGAAGATGAAGGAAACGAATTTGGACTTAGAACAGAGACTAAATCATTATCTAAAGGGAAGATGCGAGTGATTATAGAAGCTCAGAAGGATATGAAGAAAGGTGAGCCAGTATGTTTCCTACTAGATGTAGCGAAATACCTAGATAGTAAGGGTATGCCAACAGGAATTAGAACATCAGATTCAGGAATTTTATTACCATAACCATTATAAAATGGAAAAAAACAGCACAATCAGAATGAAAGAACTAATGCAGAAGAAATATGTAGAGTTAAAAGCTCCAGAAAAGGCAGAGTTAAAAGCTCTTAAAGATGAGTTCTTTAATGAGGAAGAGCCAGCAGTAGAGCCAACCACAGCTCCTGACGAACTACCACGAACAGGAATGGCTAGTGTGCCACAGCTGGATATGAATTTTAAATCATACAAACAGCTAGATCCACCTATTGTTAAGTATCTAGAAGAGAACTGGAGTAACTGGTTAAACTATTTTGAAATCGGACAAGAGTACAAGAAAGGATATAGCGGTAGAGGTATATATATCAAAGTACCAAAAGACTTCTCTACTGAATGGAAAGAAGAAGAAAGAATAGTTTACGATAACAGAACACGAAGACCAAAGGTAGATGAGAAAGGACATACAATGAAAAAGATAGTAATAACAGAAGATATAAGGTGGTGTTCACTAATGATCCCACAGAGCGATGTAATACAATGGATAGGGAAGGTATACACACATATTATAACTAACGCACGAAAGAAAGGATTAAGTCTACCAGGTACAGGAGTACCATTTGTTAAATCTCCTCAAGCAATGACTAATGAGGAATATGAACAATCGTTAAACGTAGCATAGCCCCGAAAGGATAACCTATGCAAACTAATATATAACACCAAAAAACATGCCAACAGTTACCCCCCCAGAGGACAACGTAACGCCTGAGGTTCAAGAGGATATTGAACCAACTCCCCCCCAAGAGGACAACGGAGACCCTGAGACACCCGAAGTTGATGCAGAAAAGGAAGCTATGAAACTAAAGATAGCAGATCAAGCACAAAAACTAAGGGCTTCAAAGGAAGAGGGACTACGACTAAAGGATAAGATAGAAACTCCGACCGTAGAACCAGAAGCCGATTCTGCAATAAGTGAAGCAGATCTAGCAATGTTACGAGCAGCTAACAAAAAACTAGGATACGTAACCCAAGATGAGTTAAAAAGGAGAGACGAACAGGCGTATAAGAAAGAGGAGACAGCAGCGATGTCAAGATTCTATAAGAAACATCCTGAATATTCTCCAGAAAATGATACAGACGATACGAAGTTCACATCTTTAAAGGAAACTTTAAAAGACTACAATCTCTCATCAGACCCATCACAATGGGATAGGGTACTAGACAAAGCGCATAAAGATCTTAATCCAGAAGACACAAGTGTCATATTGGAAAAAGGTAAAGCGCAAGGTAATGCTGAAGTAAATCTAGCTAGACAAGCACAAATAGGCGGAGGAGGCTCAGGAGCCGTTTCTACTCCAAAAAAGAAACAAACACCTGAGCAAAAAGCTAATGATGAGGAGTTTAAACAACAGTATCCAGAATACTTTGAAGAATAGAACTCTCTAAAAAGCTATAGCAAGGGTGAAAATATTATATTTTTAACCAATGCAAATATGGCTTTCAAATGTGTAGAAGGAGACAGTACAGCATTTCCAATGTATTGCGGACTAGCAACAGCTTTAACAGATGGTGCAGTCGCAGTCTTTGATGTTTCAACAAGTACAGCAGTATCTCCGATCATTGATAGTACAGCTTCGCTTTTAGCGGAGAACGTAGCTGGAGTCGTTATGGGTACACCAGACGCAGCTAGTTTAACTTGTCAAGTAATTCCAATTAGAGGACAATTATGGGAATACGATTGTACAAGCAATACTGCTACAGCACAGCTAGGTAAGGTAAATGATCTTACAGATTCAGCAACCGTTGCAAACTCAACAACAATTTCAACTGCTAACACAGGTTTCGTCCGAAACTTATACGCAGTAGGAGCAGCAGCGAACAAGAAAATGCGTGGACTTATTCTAGGTGCGCAAGATGCAGTAGCTAACTAATATTATTTAATTAACCAATTATAAGATGGCAACAGTTCCAGCAAATATGGCAGGTTTTGGGGATCTGTACAGTGAAGATATCCAAAGAATATTTATAAAAGAAATGGCGAAACATAAATATACAATGGAGAATTACTTCAACGTAAAAGATACCAACTCTTACTATTTAAAGGACAGCTCAATAGCTGGCACAGATATAGCAAACCGAATATCAGAAAACGCTTCGGTTAGTTATGACGCTCCTATACAGGGGTTTGACAAAACCTATACTCAGGTTAAAGTCGGTAAAGGAATGAAGATAACAGAAAAGATTTACAAATTCGGTTTTGAATTCAGAAACCTAGTACAAATTACTAAACGATTAACAGACTCATTACACGCTAAAGTTGAAACAGATGCAGCAGACATGCTAAATAACGCATGGGGTACTACTTATGTAGACGATGATGGTGCAACAATCTCAACAGCAGGTGGAGATGCAGCGGCTTACTTCTCAGCTTCTCATACAAGAGAAGACGGAGGTACAGCATGGAACAATATCGTTTATGATGGTACTGATTACAATATGGATTATGAGTACGATGCTATGAAAGCTGCTCGTAAGACAAGTTCAGCTATCCTTAATCCTCGTGGATTAAAGATGGGAGTAGAGCTTGATACAATCATATGTAAACACGGTTCTTCAGTACATGATAGATATGAAGAAGTACAAGCAGCTATCTCTAGAAACTATATCCCTGGAGGAGATGAGAATGACGGTGCTGCGCAAGTAGGACTACCAAAACTTATCACTCTTAAATATCTAGACAATGACGCTTATTGGATGGCTTTTGATTCTTCAATGAAGAATGACGATTATGGTCTTCAATGGGTATGGTCAGAACGACCAAGACTTCTTGAACCTGAAATTGATTACGATACTCAGGAATACAGAAGACAAGCTGACATGTGGTACGACAGAGGTGCTAATGATATGAGAACATGGGTAGGCAGCGAAGGAGATAATACATAGACATTTATAGGGCTAGTCTAGCACTAGCGAAAGGAGTGTTTCAGGCTGTTTCACTCTGACTAGCCCTCCTAAACAGCCACGCTGAGTCCTTCTCTGCACAAGTCTTGGTAGAGAGTTGCACAGCACAATTATTATTTAAAAGACTTATTATGATTAAATCAGGAATACCTACCAACCCGATGAGCAATGCTTTTCTGCACGGTGGGAAAAAAACGAATGGAGGAGGTATCTTGTTCCAATGGAACAATACTTTACTTCCAGACCTAAGTTCTGGTGATAGAGCTATTGGATGGCAAGGTGCAGTTCTCAAGAGCTGGTCAGGATCAGCTTGGGGAAATGTTGGAGGAAGTGGTACTACAGGTTCATTAAATGACGCTTATGATAACGGTTCAGTTATCGCTATAGATGCAGGAGCGGTTGAAATGAATGGTACACACGCTACTAATAATGTACTTGAGCTTACATTAATAGGTGCAGGTACAGGTAATATGATAGACATCCAGAATGATTCAAGTGGAACTGCTGGATATGATATTATCGGTACAGATGATAGCTGGTATGTAACAGTTGCAGGAGCAGCATTGCTAACAGGTATTACAGGTTGCGACACTATCGTTGCAGACGGAAATTTATCTCTTGATGCTAGCGGTACAGGAACAATCACTCTAGGAGGTACTTCAACAGGAGCAATCACGCTTACTAGAGCAGTAACAGCTACAGCTTCAGTTACAATTACTGGTTCAGCAGATACAGACGTATTGTCGGTTACAGACGGTGATGTTTTGATTGACGATGGTCAACTTACAATTACTGAAAGCGACACAGCTACTTACGCACAGACAATCACATCAGCAGGTACAGGTGGTGGTGGTATCTCAATTACAGCAGACGATCTGACAACAGGTTCAGCTATTTATGTTGATTCAGATACAGGAGCTACATTCTCTGGAGATGGTGGTTATGTAAACTTAATGAACGGTGTAAGCTCAGTATTCAAAGTACAGAGGTATGGTGCTACTACAATCGCTGGTAATGCTGGTTCAGCAGTATTTGCGATCACAGCAGGTGACGCAACAATGTCAGATGGTTCACTTGCGATTACTGATGCTGATAATGCAGCTACGCTTACAGTTACTAATAACACTGCTACTACAGCAGATGTTGTTGTATTCACAGGATCAGGTGCTTTCACAGGAGATAGTTTTATGAGTATCGTACCTAGTGGATTGACTACAGGATCAGCTTTAGCTATTACGGCTGCAGCACTTACAACAGGTGAAGCACTCTTAATTACTACTAGCGCTATTACTTCTGGTAATGCGGTTTATATTACAAGTGCTGGTGAAGCAATGACTTCAGGAGAATTATTGACAGTTCTTAATAACGAATCAGGAAATATCGCTACAATTACAGGTAATATAGCTAGCTTTACTTCTGCAATAGAAGAGACTGCTGGTACATTGACAGCTAATTACGATAACACCTTATTCAGTAGAACAGACAAGCAGTCATTTGCAGCACAGTATGATGCTCAAGGTTCAAATGTTAAGATTCTAAAAACTCAAAACAAAGCAGCAGGTACAATCGTAGACGCTGTAATTAATCTTGAGATTGAGTCAGTAGCTACAACTTCAGCTTTGATACTAGGTGATTCGGTTAAGGTTACATCAGTAGGTGTAAACGAAAGATCACTTAATGTTATAAATGCTTGTACTGGTAAAGATTCAGTATTAATTACGGCTTCAGGTGCGTTGACTAATGGCCTTGCAGCTTTACACGTTACTGCTACAGGAAACTTAGCGGCAGGTGGTGCAGCTTTAATACTTGACACAAATACAGGTACACCAACTGTTACTTCAAGGTTACTAGAACTTGCTAGTGCTGAAGATATGGTAGGTATGTATTCTAATGTTGATGGTGCTACAGAAGACGTTTATTACTTTGAAGGCGGTGGCGATATAGCGACTACTAAGGCAATGGTAAACTTAAATCTAAGCGGAGACCCTGCTGACGATACGGTTGCAGTCTTAAAAGTACAGAACACAGGTACTACAACACACGAATCTAAAGGTATCTACGTTGTAGGTGGAGATATTACTGGATTGATGATAGACGTAGATTCAGTATACTCCGCAGCTAACGATTCAGGTGCTATTACACTTTACTCAAATGCTGCTGGTGATCTACCAGTATTCATGAACTTCTACCATGAAGACGCAGGTGCAGTAGACGGAGAATATTGTGGAAAAATCTTCTTCTACGGAAGTGATGACGCTCCTGCAAAGGAACTTTACGCTTCTATTGAGGTTGAAATGGATGACACAGGCGCAGCTAATCCAGACGGTATACTATGGATCAAAGGTGATTTGGCAGGAACTAACACTAATTCAGCAGGATTCACAGGTAATACGGTAATGCTAGGAGCAGCAGCAGCTACATTAACAACTGCAGGTGCTTGGGATTTGACTATCTCAACCGCACTTACAGCTACAGGAGAGCCTAGACTCGTCCTTACAGACGGTAATGCAGGTAATATCACAATTACTGCAGGTGCTACTTCAGGAGAGATAGTTATGGCTAGTCCAGTCGCACACTCATCTACTCAATCATTGAGTGGAGCAGGGGATGTAGGAGTTACTACTTCTATTACAGAAGTAACAACAACTGGAACAGATGCACTTACTCTTGGAAATGGTGTTGAAGGACAAATCAAATTTATTACTATGATCGGTGATGGTGGTGAAGGAACGCTTACACCTACCGCTCTAACAGGATATTCTACAATCAAATTTCAAGATATAGGAGATTCTGTAACCTTACTATTCACTAACACTTCTTGGAGTGTAGTGGGACAAGTAGGATGTACAATAGCTTAGAGGAAGCTTATTCCTCCCTTCTAACTCTGCCCCGACCTTTCACGCTTAAAGGGGCAGACTAGAGGGAAATAACAATTAACAATTATAATATGGCACGATTTATAAACTCACAACAGATTTACGTAGAAACAGTAACTATCGCTGTGGCTGGTACAGCTCAACAGGCTACATCAGTTCCAGTACCAGACGGTATATCAGTAGTTTACTTAGCTCATCCAGATAATACTGGATATATCAAGATAGCTGATACAGAGGCGAAAGCACAAGCAGCTATTGGCGTAGGGAATGTTCCATTGCCTAATGATAAAGCAGCAGCTTATCAAATCCAAGACCCATCTATTCCTTATATTGACGCAACAGTATCAGGGGAAAGAGTTATCGTGACAATGGAGAAATAATAATTAACCAAATTTAACATGGACATAATTGATTCATGGCGAGCAGGAGGAACAGGCAGAGGCCCATATACTTTTCAAAGTAGGGCTATCACCCAAACACCCTTTACCGCTAAAGGATATTTAGGACAAACAGCTAACTTACAAGAATGGCAAGATTCTACAGGTATTGTACTTGCTTCAATATCTTCAACAGGGAAATTATCATCTATTGGACAAGACATAACTGGAAATTTAGATATTAGTGGAGATGTTGAGATAGGTGGTAATCTTACAGTTTTAGGCAGTACAACTATTTATGTTGACTATGTTGTCACAGGTACAGTAACCGCTAATGGACAGTTCTTAGGTAAAGATGGTTCAGGAATAAGCCCTTCTTATTCATTTATTGACGAGGACAAGACAGGAATGTATCTTGATGGACTTAATAAAATAGGGTTCTCTACAGCAGGTAGTCGTAGATTCCAGATTTCTAATACAGGCGCAACTATATATTCTGATACTAATGATGGCTCAACATATCCATTAAGTGTATTAGATAGCGATAGTGTAGAAGTTGCCTATGTAGATAGTGACGGTGGAGCAAATTTTAACTCTATATCTGGGGTAAGCGCAATATACACTTCTACATTGTTTGTGGCAGATGGGACGGCTGCTAGCCCTTCTGTTGCATGGACAGCCCACCCTACAACAGGAATATATAATAACGGTGGAGACCAAATAGCTTTTGCTGCTGCTGGAAATTTAGTAGCTTATTTTACAGCTAACGATGTTAGATTCAAAAAGATAGTTACATTCAATGGTGGTATTCCTCTTTATGTTGAGGGGCAAGAAACTGATACTGCTGATGCTGTAGTATTGAGAGTAAGTAATCAAACAGAATTAACAACTGCAGGATCAAGAATACAAGAATGGTATAGTTTAAATACTTATACAGATGCTTATTTAAAAGCCTATATTGACAAAGATGGAGGATTTGTAGCTGATAACTTTGATACTCGTAATGACGATAGTACAGGAGCAGAGAGTTTAAACGAAACAGACTTCGCAACAACAACTGATTGGACTGCTGCTGAAGATTTCACAGTAGGAAGTGGTTATGCAGAATATAACTGGAATACTGGTAATGATTCAACTATTACGCAGGCACAAGCTGATCTAGCAACTACTCTAGTAGGGGATAGATGGTATGTATTTGAATATGACGTAACTTATACGAGTGCTCAGGTTAATAATATAACTTGTACAATTCCTGCTACTGTAGCTGAAACTGCCACTGTATTGACAATAAATTCAACAGGGAATAATAGAAAAGTATATTTTAAGACAGTAGCAGCTCCAACAGACTTTGTAGTCAAAGTTGTTGACTTAGGTGTTACTACCGATTCAGTATTCCGAATGGATAACTTGAGCGTAAAGGAAGCTCTAGGCGGAGATATGAACGCTGCGAATGTTATTGCTCGTGATACCTTAACGGCTGATACAATAACAGATGGTACGGCTTCAATAAATAGCGGAGCATTCACAGGAATGGCCTCAATAACGGATGGAACAGCGACTTGGACAGGTGGAGCTACAAATACCCTAACTGGGTTTGCTTCAATAAGTGGTGCATCTTTAAATGTCAATGCGAGTTCAGATACAGCCTTAACTTTGGGGGGATTAAAAGCTCAAATAACTCCAACGACTTTGACTTCTGGTGGAGCTGACGATTTTGGAATTGGTATTAGTCAATCATTAAATGATACTGGTGTTGCTGGTGGTTCTGATACTTATAGAATGATTAAGGGAATATTAACAGAAACAGACGTAACAGGTTGGAACGATGTTTATTTGATGGATTTGTTAGTAGGTGCTAGTAGTAAATTTAAAGTGGATGATTCGGGAAATGCTACAGTAGCAGGGACTTTGACTGCTGTAACTCTAACAGATGGTACAGCTTCATTAAACGTAGGGGCATTGACTGGAATAACAAGAATGTCAATTGCAGATACTTTATCTGATGGAGAGATATTACTAAATACTACCACAACTTCAAATGGACTTGGAGCAGATGAAATGCTTTTTGGAAGACAAACAAATATAATTACTGCTGCTGGCGATGATGCTAGTTCTTTATTGTTTGGAGAATATTTTAATCTTGATAAGACCGCAGGAGGTGCTGGATTTAATATAGGTATTACCTTTACAGGCGATGTTTGGGACCAAAGTATAGTATCACTTGACCAAGACTTAAATATTGGAAGTGTGACAATGTCTGCTGGTAATGCAAACGATATTACTTTAGAAGCGTCTGATGCTTCCGATACTGGTGATGGTGGTTCTATAAGTCTTAAACTAGGGGCTGCCGACACTCAAGGAAATGGAGGAAGTTTATATATAGAACCTGCTGCTGGAGCTGGTACTGGAACTGCTGGTAATGTAATTTCTAACTGGAATTTGAGCGAAAGTGCTGCTTATGGGTATTTCGCAATAGGTACAAATAGCGTAACAGATGCAAGATTAGTTGTTGGAGGCTCAACGAATAACGGAACTACAAATATAATAAAGGGAGTTGATAGCGATAACGCGAGTGTGTTTACTTTAGATACTGATGGTAAAGCATACTTTGCTAGTAAAGTTAGGATTGGTGATACCTCAACTTTCGGTAATGAATTATTCCACATAGCTTCTGAAACTGATGCAGATATGGTATTAGAACACGCAAAAGATGATGGCGACCCATTATTTATATTTGATAGAGCAATGGGAG